TCTACCATGCTCTCAAGAACATCATATTTGTCTTCAGGGATAGTTACATAATGATCTTCAAAAAGTGCCTTCATTCCATCAAGGAACGATTCGGTCACTTCTGACTTGAGACCTTGCTCAACTGCGAGTGCGTTCTCTTGGAACCACTCATCAGCAACGTACTCCAGATAGGAGTCAAGTCTTTCGGTCAGTTCTTCTTTGATTGCAACAACTTCTTCAACAAGTGCTTCCTGATATGCTTCGGTCAGTGACTCTTGCATTTCAGTGACTTTTGAAGTAACTGCTGCTTCGAAGATGGTGCGTGCTTTGTCTTGGAATTCTTCGGAGAGTTCTTCACCCTCAAACAGTGCTTGAACATCTGCTTCGATGTCAATACCTGCTTCCTCTTCTTCGACAAGCTCTTCTTCGGTTTCTTCCGCTTCGGCAACAACTTCGTCAGCTGCTACTTCCTCTTCGGAAACAACCTCTTCTTCGGTCGCTTCTGCTTCGGAAACTACTTCCTGATCCTCCTCAACTTCAACTTCCTCGGCTCTTGCTGCTCTGGAATTGACGACATCCTTAACTTGCTTAAGGGTGGCGGCAGGATCTGCGATTTTAGCGGAATCGTCATCGGGACGATAATTTTCAGGAGTAGGACCGCCGAGGTCTTCAACTGGAACGCCAGCTCCAGTCATAGGTTCGGCAGGTGCAGCCCCTTTGGTTACTACGTTTTCCATTTCTTGTAAATTGTTACCAACGGACATTTGATATGTGATTAATTAATTAATTACATGTATTTATTTATAAATCAAAGATTTGAGAGGAAATTATTGAATAAATTCAACTTATGCTCTTCAAGTGCTCTTTGATCGACAAGAGTATTGATTCTCTTTTTGGTTTGTTCTGCGAGTTGTTCACGAAGGATACCTCCTTCCCAAACCCACTCTCTTCCTTCCATGATTCCATTGACGAAAGCGTCAGGAGCAGAAGGATCAGCGACGATATCAGCAGCAGTTGCCAACTGGAAATCTTCACCGACAACTTTGTGTCCTTCACTTGTGGTTTGAAGTGAACCAACACCACGGGAAGAAACACCAAGCATTACACCTTCATCGAGGAGGGAAGATGCAATTTTACCCATAGGGGTAGAAAGGATTTGTGCTTTTCCTCTGAAATTATTACCTTCTTGAACCAAGGAAGTAATTTTATGAGAAACACGATCAAGATTGACGGTAGGACCATCAGGGTGACCGAGTTCTCCAAGTGCGCGACCCTTATTTACGAAAGTTTCGCAGTAGCGACCTACTTCCTTAGAAAGGGTTGACATGGGATACATTCTCCCATTGCGGTTCTTGATCTCACCCTGAAGAAATACACCCTCAATGTATAACTTCTTATTAGCACCTTTGCCTTCGGTGAGAATCTTTACATTAGTGACTTCTTCTGTGATGAGTTTCATCTTATAATTGTGAGATTCCTATTTTATATTTATGATTTATCCTTCTAGTGCAACTGCATTGCATCTTAAAGCAGAAGATCCGCCACCAATGTATTGACCTGGTAGTTTTTTAATATAAAGTGCTTCTTTTGGACCTACTGCATATCTTGCAACAATATCGGACCCATTAGAAGTATTAGATACTCTAAAATTTTGTCCACCGGTGGAATAACTGACTACCCTAACGTAAGTAGCATCATCAACAGTACTATAAGTTGTTGGTGTGTGAAGAGTAGTACCTTTAAATTTAATTGCTTTATTCATTATTCTCTGGGAGATATTGGTGAAGCGTAAACATTTCCACTACCACCATGAACGAATTCGGAAGTTGCTTTTTTTAGGATAAAAGATTCTCCGGGAGCAATGATAGTACGTCCCACGTTGGTGCCATCATTATTTGCAACAGTTCTGAGTTTTACATCATATGCAGAACCGCTTGAAATGTTGGTAACTCTGACATATACTGCATCACCACAAGTACTATCATTACCACTACCTAACTGAAAATAGTCACTATTTAAACTTTTGAATGGTCCCATTGCCATGATAGTTATTCCTCCATTGGTGCTGATTCGTCTGATGAATAACCAGACTCACTATTATCCAATGGCATATCATTGGTATCTGTAAGTGGATATTCTTCTTCCATTATTCGGATTCCTCTTCGTTATCCGTTTCTGTTTCAATTTCGTCAACTACTTCAGTTTCTGCTTCCGCTTCAACTTCAGTTTCATCAGTTTCAATTTCATCTTCAACTTCGGGATATTCAAACTCTTGACCAAACATTGCATTTGCAACATATGGTCTTGCAATATCAATACGTTCTGCTGCTTTTGCATATAGAACATCCTTCATTTTGTCGCTAACTTCTGATGGTGAAGCACCAGTAGCGATCAAATCGATAACATCTTCCATAAAAATTCAATATGTTAATATAATTTATTTATAACTCAGCTTTTCGAGTATCTTTTTGATACTGTGCATCCACTGCTTGTGCTTCTGCTTCAAGATCTGGTTCAGCAGGAACTTCACCCATTGCCATTGGATCTGCACCCATTCCTTCCATTCCCGCACCAGCACCGGCAGGTTGTGGTAGAGGTTGACCAGTTATTGGATCAACTGTGGATGGATCTGGAATGATACCTTTTGCAATTTCATCTTCAATCTGCTCATCAATCTCAATGATTTCTTGATCAGTTTGACGAAGAACTCTTTTACGAACGTATTCAGTGGAATAGTACTTACCAATAAATGGTTCAATTTGAGCGAGGATTGCAAGTCTGCCCTCGGTCATTTCTTTCTCTTTCAGTTCTGCAAACTGATTATCATAAAGGAAATCATATTGAATATGATCCTTCATAATTTCCCAATCATCTGGGGAAACAATATTTTTAAGGATCAGTTGAGTTTTCAACATATCATTGAACATCTGAGCAAAACGCTTTCTCAGACGACCAACAAACTTAGCAAACTTCAGTTCATCTCTTAAAATCTCAGAAGAACGACCGAGGTTGAAACCACCATCAGCAGCAATTCTAGACTCGGGAACACCAAGTGCTCTATACAGTTTCTTCTGGAAATATTCAATATCAGCAAGTTCACCAAGATTTTGTCCACCAGGAAGTGTGGTGATTTCAGTTCCACGACCACCTTCTCTACGTGGCAACCAGAAGTCTTCCATCATAGACATAAACTTACGGTCATCACGGACTTCACCAGTCTGTGCATTATATGCAAGTTTATTTCTATAACGAGACATTACCTCACGGAGGTATTGCTCTGCTTTTACCTTTGGAAGATTACCGACATCAATATAGAAAATACGACGCTCAGGTGCTCTACTCAAACGATAGATAACCAAAGAATCTTCAATCATTCTCAACTGATTGAGTGCTTTGATTGCTTTATGAAGATATGAAAGTACGGTATTCTTATTTCTATCTACAAGACCAGAAGTGCAATAAGTAACTGAATCTTTTGCTAATTTAACGTTCTTACTTTTTCCATTCAAAGATCCTGTTGGATAGTTTGGTGATGGAGTATATTGAAAATACTCTTCAAACTCTGGACCGTTCTGAAATTCTAACGGATTATTTCCTCTACCGCTAACTCTAACAGCACCAGTATCATACTTGCCATTAGGATCTTTTTTCTCTTGACGAATATACTTCATCTTGAGAGGATCAATATATCTCAGTTCTTTGATCCCTTCTTGTGGTGCTTTGAGGTCAATGACTTTCAGATAGTAAAGTCTACCATCAACGTACCAATTTCTAAAAATTTCGTGTGCCTTTCTATCAAAATCTAAAATTTCTTTCAGATATTTAAATTCTTCTCTAATTCTCTTTTTAAGACCTTCGCTAGCATTGAGATTTGACAACTCAATCTCTACGGGAGAGTCATACAGATCACTAACGATTGCTTCATTAACAACATCTTCAATCGCACCATCCGTTTCTGGATGAAGCGACATCTCTCTATATCTTCTAATTAAATCATGCTCTGTTTTAAAGACGCCTTCAATATCAACATATTGACCGTAAAATCCACTGCTGATATAATTATCAACCCCGTCCTGATTAGTTTCAGGAACGGGGGAGATAACTGAAGGTGACTTATTTTGATTGTTGTCAATTGAAAAACCAAAAAGTTTGGCCATAATAAGTTAAACTGAGTCTTTTCCTTCTTCTATTTAGTTGATGCTTTCGCCGCCAGCATTTGCACCAGTGCCCTTAGTTGCTTCCCACCACTGAACTTGAAGTTCAACAGTGAATTCTTGGATGCCCTGAGCATCGTAACTAAGTTCAATTGGTGAAACCTGAGTTGGGAATACATCGTAGAAACGATAGGATCTCAGGTTAGAACCATCACGGTCTAACTGATAGACATAAGCATCTGCTTGATAATCTGCTGGATTGACCAGACCAGTGTTATCAGATACTCTGTTGATGGTGTTCATCCAACGCTCGAACGCAGAGCGGATCGAGAAGTCGGTATCGTTCAGAACGGTAACGGTCCAAGAATCGAAGGTTCTATCGCCTGCGATTTTCAGAACACGACCTCTGAAAGGAACTTCAATTTGCTGGATATTAGATGCAGGAAGGTTTGCACCTTTTACCAGAAACCTTGCCTTTTCAAGGACTACGGAATCTGGTGCTGCTGCATCTGGGAACTGCAGAACGACTTCAAAGAGATTGGCGCGTGCGCCACCACCCGTTAACTTACTCTTGAAGTCGGTAATCTTTCTTAGTGGGGGTGGATTAATCTGTTGTCTAGATGGCATTTGAGTTAACCTCTAATTGAATTAAACGGAACCGATTACTTCTTCAAAAGCAACACCAGTTCTGGTGGCAATGAAGGTAAGACCGATGAAGTTGATCGATCTTGCGGGTTTGATGAAGATGTCCGCTACAAACTCATTGTTGTCGATGACGGCAGCAGTGTTGTTTGTCTCATCACAAATAACAACATAATCTTGGATACCTCTCTTGGACTGAACGTCGCGGAGGAATGGTTCAACAATGTTCACGAAATTAGTTCTCGTGATTTCATCGTTGAATTCAAAGAGGAAGTCCTTCGCAGCAGCAGAGATTGCATCTTCAAGGAAGATGAACAGACGACGAACGTTAATTCTGTCGAATGCAGAAGACTTACCAAATCCAGTCTTATCACCGAAGAGGATAATACCTGCACCAGGTGAGAAGATGACTGGGTTGATTCTGTTGGTGTAAAGGATGTCTCTTTGCTTCTTACCTGGGTTGTAGGCAAGTTTTACAGCGTTGAGAATTGCACCGCGTGCAGTTCCAGCAGGTGAGAACCAAGGGAACTGATCAATGTCAGTTCTAGCGCAAGTACCAGCAATGTCTCCATTGAGTGGTACATAACGGAAGGTATCATTGAAGCGGTCGTACATGTACTTATAACCACTATCAAAGATTCCGTAAGTCGTTGAAGTAATAGGTGCGAAGAAACTTACAACGTTTTCGGTGATTTTGTCATCGTTATTAACGGTGACTGTTCCGACCGAGTTGTCACTCAGGAATGCACCTCTATAAGGTGAAACGAATGCAACTGCATCTTTTCTTGCTTCTGCAACAGCAATACACTTATTACCAAGTGCTTGTGCCTGTTCCTTAGAATAGTTTGCAGAACCCATCAAGATGAAGTCAACTTCGTGCTTCTCAGTGTTCTCGAATTCGGTAAGACCTGTGATGATATCATCAAGTCCAGAATAGAGAGACCCAGCAGTTGTTAGACCAACACTACCACCATAGTTTCTACCTTTGGAGAGAACCAGGTTTACATTGCCTGCACCGCCAAAGTTGACGTTTTCTGCTTTCTGATCCCAACCAGTGTCATCGTCACGCTCGTTAATGTTTGCACCATTATCGCTATGTGAAATAGAGGTTGTTATACCAGGTGCAGAACCACCGAAGATATACTGTGAGTTAGTGTAGAGATACTTTCTCCAATAGGAAGGTGATCCAACAGAGAATTCTGCATCTTTTGCCTTAGAAAGGTTCAGGTGCTTTTCAAGGATTGTTCCTGCATTTCCAGTGATAGTTCCTTTGTCGTCAATGACTACAACGTGAACTTCGTCAAATCTTCCTCCTCTATTAGCAACGTAGTCGGAAGTTCCTGGACGATTTGCTAACTGGTCCCACTCAAGTTTTCCAGTGTTCAGTGTGATGTCCTGGTTCTCGAACCAGTCTTTCTCACCACTAAATGTAGTGCTAAGACCACCTGCTCCTGTTGCACCGCCTTCTGTTGTGATTCCCAGAGTTCCAGTATTGGGGAATGCATAGACACCATTCTGTTGGTAATCTACCTTTGTTCTGGTTCCAGCGCCTGATACGTGGGATTGAATCTTAACGGAAATAGAATCACCATCACTACCAACTTCGGTAATCATTCCGTGAATATATCCGTCAAGAACAGAAGTTGTTCCTACACCAGGAAGAACTGTTCCAGCAGGGACGGCAACAGTAACACCCATACCAACGGCATATGGGGTTCCAGCAATTCCTGTACCAACTCCACTCAGGATTTGGTCTGCTCTTCCATCAATGATTGCGACTCTGAGATCGTTTGCCCAGGAACCTGGGTTTCTAGCAGCAACAGTTACGCCAGTGATGGTATTATCATCGTAACCGAGTTGCTCATAGTGCTCGGTGCTCTTAATCATAATGCTGGTTGCTGTACCAGACATTGCGTTTTTAAGACCCGAATCGCTTGCTCTTGAAACTCTTAAAGTGCCACCATAAGCAAGATAGGACGAAGCTACCATCCAGTGCTCATAGTGCTTATCGGTTGAATATGGTCTGCCGAAAGTGTCTAAGAGGTCATCCTCATTTTCGATCAATTGAGGAAGGTCAACAGGTCCCTTGGCGAAAGGAGCAACAAGCGCCCCAACCGAACCAGAGACTGGATCGACTCTTCCAATAGTTAAGTCAACTTCTCTTACTACAATTCCAGGAGATGCTAAATTTAGAGGCATCTTGTGTTCTCCTTGGTGCCAGAATTATCTGAAATTATTTATTGTTTTGACCTTTTTCAATGGGGAATCTAGCCGTGAAATCTACCAATCGGGATATTCCCACATATTACTGCTCTTTTTAACCCTATTCTTTGTACACTCCTTACATTCATAAGAGTATGATGATGCTACTGGACCTCTATCTTTTCTAGTCCTATAAAATCCATCTACCAGATTTTTAGTTACACCACATTTCTTACACTCTCTTTCATAGAGTAATAGATGACCTAGTTGTAATTGGTCATCTAAGTCCATCAATAATACTCCCACATATATGCTCTATCACCATATTCATCGGTATGCCATCTATCACCATTGTTATCAGTAAATGATGTCATATCATTGATACCATCATCCAGGAATCCAAATGGTGCCATATCCTGTTCGATCTGATTTTTCTGTTCTTCGTAAATTCTCTTACGGATATCATTATCCGTCATTTCTTTGAAGTAATCTTGTGCTACTAACCAAGCAAAGATAACAAGGCACATTGCCAAGTCATCGTTACATCCTTCTTCTGCTTCAAATGAATTATGTCTCTGAGCAAACGTGGTCAACTCAGAAATGATTTCATAATCAAGTGTAAGTAACTTGAAATCTTCAATAAGTGTCTTTAAGTTAGAGCAACCAAGTTTCTTAACTTGTGCCGTTGTTCTAACTCCCATCTGTGACTTCTTACCAGAAAAACCGTGCCCGACTACTTGTCCAGCACGACCTCTCATCGCTGCCATCAGCATATTTTCATATTCTAAATCGTAGTGAAGAATATTTGCTACCTGTTCTCCAATATCATTGACTTCTACTAATACCCAAGCATCATTATAGTTCTTTGCTGTCTGTTGGATAATATTTGGGAACAACATCGGTTTGATTTCATTGTTCCTATACTTTGCAACTATCTTATAGGGGAACTCTGTAATATCAACGACGATAAATGCAGAATAATCGTTGCCCAAACCACGAGCAACGTCAACAGTAATAAGGTAATTGTGTTCAGGTTGCTTTTTCTCGTAGACATCTAAACCCGCACTCCTTTGAATAGGATCTTCATAGATGAGATTTTTCAGAATCGATGGATTTATAAGGGTATTGACAGAACCAAGAAACTCACACTCGAACTCGA